TATGATCAGTCCGTAAAATCACGATTAAAGATTTAGAGCTTGGCAAAGTCATGCATTATAACAGCATTCAAGCCGCAGAACGGGCGCTAGGCTTTACGCATCGCACGATTCATAATTACTTGAAACGCCGGTCTAAAAAGCCATATCTAGGACGCTACGAAGTCGAAAGGGGTTAGGCATGTCAGTTAAACAAGCAGAATTATTTGACGAAATCGATGAGCAGGCAACCCGCCAAGCGGTGCGTGATTTCTTTTTTGATGATGGATTCAACAAACGAACGTTTAGCCATATTCTGCGCAAGGCGGGGTCAGGCGATATTAAAAGCCCGTCATTGTCTGCTGACGGCGGTTTCGGTGGAAGTGGTGGAAATCACAACGAAGACGCCTTTATCGCTCACACGGAGTATTCACGGGCATTAAACGCGGTGTATGACGCAATCAATAATTGTTTGAGTGAAGAAAGCCGTGTTATCCTTAAAAACCGGTTTGTCAAGCGAGAACAAGTAGAAGACGTCAAAGAGCTGCTGCATATCAGTAGCAACAAGAGCTGGCACAAGTCAGAGAAATTCGCATGCTATGAGTTTTCCGAAACAATCGAAACAGCTATTGCGAAATATCAAGTTGAAGAGCTGTTCCCTACGTTTACAATCATGAAGAAAGCAACTGCTTAAAAAGTGGTATATAAGGTAGTACCAACCGGAGTACTAAAAGGGGATTAAACAACCCTTGAAAATGCGGTATATTGGTATTGTGCCAGAGATGGCATAGAACCTTTCTGTTCCGATGGTCTTTCAAATTTTGTTGGAAATGGAATCCTTTCAAGACGATTGTTTAAATTAGTCATACTTTGATTTTCTAGGCTTGCATGCGCAAGAAAAAATATTCGCGATTGCAAAGCGACTTTATACCTACTAAGCAAGGAAACTTGCTTTTTCATACCGTATAAGATGGCAAATGATCACTTTCGTAAACCTTAAACCTAATCGCTCCAATATATGATCGTTTGCGAGGCGGTGCAATTCCGCCTTACGGTGTTACTATCTGGAAGACACGACAGATAGTTGGAAGGTCCCAGGTGGGCTTGTTGTTAACGTTATTTGAACGATCTACCGGCGTTAGCAGCATGCAAAAGTGGTGCGAGTCCACTACCTATCCTTTGCCAGAGATGGCACAAATTAAACGGGTTGCATAATCCTTTGCATATATTATCCTTCCGGCACTGGTGTTCCTTATCAACGTCGGTGGGTTCTGTATCTTTAGCTCAATGGGCGAGCAGCCGCCTACGCGGAAGATGTGGGTTCGATTCCTGCGGGATACGTTGCCTACGGGCAAAAAAACTATTGTTTCTCATAAGGGAAAAATAAAAAATTCACTTTTCATTGAGTTAATATAGTTAGCGTGTACGTTGACAGTGGTCGTTGGCGTGCTGCTTACGCATCAGTTTCAATGGACGGGGTTCGGCCCGTCTTTTTTATTTGGTCAGGAGAGCGAACGAATGTTTATCACAAAGAAATACGGGCTAGTCAGTAGCCGGTCTGAGTATATCATGTTGGCTTATGCTGACCGGATATGCAGAGAGCGACACAAGGCCGAGAATGAACGACACGAGCCCGTTAAGACAAAGATTGATAAAAAGGTCAGGTATAGCGTTAAACCGCCGAAAATGGAGTTGTGAGGTGTGATTATGGAGCAGATTCAAGAAGTACCAATTGGCGATGTAAAACCATACGAAAACAACCCACGTGATAACGATAGAGCGGTTGACGCTTTAGCTAAAAGCATTAAAAGTTTCGGCTGGCAACAACCAATCGTGGTTGACAAAAACATGGTTGTCATTGTAGGCCACACAAGACTGAAGGCTGCCAAGAAGTTAGGCACTGAAAAAGTTCCAGTTGTGATCGCAGAAAACCTAACCGATGAACAAGCCAAGGCGTACCGGTTGGCGGATAACAAAACCGGTGAAAATGCTGTTTGGGATAACAAAAAGCTACTAGAAGAGCTCAGCTCATTTGATACCAAAGATTTATTTACCGGCTTTAAAACATCGGAAATCTTTGAAGATGTTTTAGATGAGCAGGACAACTCGCCAATTGACGAGAACGAGAAGGGCGTTACATATTCAGTTAGCTTGAAAACTCAGAACAAAGAGCTGTACGAGCAAGTTAAGCACTTTATCGAGGGAGTGAAAACACTTGACCAGTAAAGTTTTAATCGCTGAAATATCTGGCAAGCGTCCTGGTACGGTTAAGGAACGACCGACAGAGAAGTTCAAGTTTGACTGGGACAAGGTTATCATTTCAAACAATTCAGATGGTTACGATACTGACCGATAAATCGTTAATGTTCCAGAAGATTATCAAGAGTGGTATAAGCAGCACGCTAAGATGAGCGATTCAGCTTATTACGCACCGATGAACCGGAGCTATGCAATCAAGTATGCACGGGAACATGGATACAAGTATTTGGTCCAGTTAGACGATAACATTCTTAATTTCAATATTTGCTATGCGATTGACGACAGATCTTACACAACATTAGCTTCAACGCCACATATTGAAGAGTTGCCACAAGATATGTTCAAGTATTTCGAACTGGTACTCGATAACACTAACGCCGGAATTGTCGGCATGACTTTAGCCGGTGCTAGTTTGCCAGGCAGTGATTTTCTGCGAGAACGATATGTATACTCAGCATTCATGCTGAAGCTGGATTTGATACCTGACTATTATCAGGGCGATTTCGAAGATGACATCGAGTTCAGATTAAAGCTAAAACAAATGCAAATTCCAAGCGTTATGGTATGCCCGTTTCAGTACACTAAGACTGCTCAGTCAACTAAAAACGATTTAACAGGCAATCGAGCGGCTTATAAAGATGCAGGATTAAAGCGGGGGGAGCATATGTCAAAACTATATGGCGATATTTACTCTCGCGGGTGGTCTTCACGTGGCAGTGGCACTAAACGCAAAGCAGGTGTCAAGAAATTTAGACACAAGATTAAGCCGTTTAAGGTTGGCGTGCGGATTCAAAACCTTAAGCTGCTAGAAGATGAAATGTCGAGAATGCTAACCAAGTATGCGACAAAACGTAGCACACAAATCAAGTATTCAGAAAGTTAACGAAAGGCGGTGAGCATTGTTGCCATGTCAAAAGGAGTTTACAAAGAGTGGTTAACACCAGAAAAACTATCGTTGCTAGAAGGCTGGAAACGAAACGGTTTGACCGATGAGCAGATAGCACACAACATCGGTATTAATGTTCGTACGTTAGACAAATGGAAAGTTAAATATAGTCAGATAGGGCAGTCTTTAAAAATTGGACACGAGGCTGCGAATTTGATTGTCGAACGTGAGTTGTTTCAAAAGGCGGTTAAAGGTAACACAACCGCCATGATCTTTTGGCTGAAAAATAATTGGCGTGATAAGTACAACGATAGTGCTTTGTCGCCTGAAGAACGCGAAATGACGAAGGCACGCAAAGAGAACGTTATTCAAGATACCCGTATCAAGAAACTTAAGGCGGACGTTATGGAACGCCTGGGAGCTGAAAGCAACGAACAGCTTGATATGCTAATGGACAAACTGGTTAAAGAGGCGGACAAAGAACATGACGCTGAAGAACATACTGACAAGCAAACAGATTAAGGTGCTGCAATCTTATCTGCATGACGATTGGAAGTATCTTATATTGTCTGGTGCGGTTCGGAGTGGCAAAACGTATATCGATAACTACTTGTTCATTCTTGAATTGCGAAGAGTTGCAAAACTTGCTGCGAGACGTCATGACCCGAAACCACAGTTTATTCTTGCAGGTTTCAGTTCTAATACGATTTACAACAACGTCATTAGTTCGTTAAGTTCTCAGTTTGGTGTTGATCTGACACCAGACAAGCACGGGCATTATCATTTGTTTGGCGTTGATATAGTGCCAGCTTATACGGGTAGCATACGGGGCATGAGTGGCATTCGTGGTATGACTAGCTACGGAGCTTATATCAACGAAGCAAGTTTAGCGGTGCATGAAGTGTTCCAAGAAATTCTTGACCGTTGCTCAGTTGAGAGCGCACGGGTTATCTGCGACACAAACCCGGACAACCCACAGCATTTCTTGAAAACCGACTATATCGATAACCACAAGCCGGAAGCGCGTATTAAAACGTTCTCGTTTGTGCTAGATGATAATCCTACTTTGTCGAGTGATTACGTGGACGCTTTAAAGGCTGCTACGCCTAGCGGAGTCTTTTATGATCGGCGTATTTTAGGCCAGTGGGTCAGCGGTGATGGCATTGTCTATCGTGATTTTGACAAACGAACGATGATGATAGACAAGCAGGACTTACCGGACGATTTAAGCTACTATTGCGGTGTCGACTGGGGGTTCGAACACGCCGGTGTTATCACAGTCTTTGGCGACGATAAGCAAGGAAACGTCTATTTAATCGAAGAGCACACCAAGCAATTCAAATTCATCGAGTATTGGAAAAACATTGCGAAGGATATTCAGGCTAAGTATGGTCGGAATATCCTTTTTTGGTGCGATAGCGCAAGGCCGGACAATGTGAGCGAGTTTCAGCAAGCTGGCATTCAAGCCCGCAACGCTAACAAAGCAAAAATGGCGGGTATTGAAAAGGTCAGCGAGTATATGAAACAAGGCAAGTTCTTTGTTGTTAAAGAAGGCGTTGACCAGTTTCTGGACGAAGTTTATCAGTATGTTTGGGACGACAAGACCGGCGAGCCTGTCAAAGAGAACGACCACGTAATGGACAGCCTACGCTATGCAGTATTTAACCAACACCGCGATAACCAAGCACGGACGATTCGTTCAAGATATTTCTAAGAAAGAGGTGAGAGAATGGCAATTCAAAAGACGATTAGCGAAAACTGCTACGTTACGAAAGAAGGCGTATATCTGTTTGCCGGTGAAGAGTTGGACACGACTAGCTTAATGCAGTTTGTTAACGAGAATCGGCAACGGTCTACGAAGTATAACCATTACTATGATTTGTATAGCGGTAACCATGACATTCTGTGCAAACCACGTGATCGTTACTCAATGCGACCAGATAATCGAATCATTAGCAACTGGGCTAACTATGTCGTTGATACGTATGTAGGTTATTTCGTTGGCAAGCCACCTAAGATTGCGTTAGATGATGATAGCACCAACGAACGCTTGCAAGACTGGCTGAACGTCAACTCGTTTCAAGACAAGCTGAGCGAAGTTGCTAAGCAAGTTGCTATCTATGGCCGGTCTTACATGATGGCTTACCAGAACGAGAATAGCGAAACTGAAATTGCGGTTGCTGCTCCCGACAGTAGCTTTATGATCTACGACACTACGATTAAACGAAATCCCGTTGCGTTCGTGCGGTATTCAAGCTACAACAACCAGTTGAGCGGTGAAGTCTATACCGACAAAGAAATCACGTATTTTGGTAACGATGGCAAGACAACGGAACAGACAAACCACTTATTCGGTTATGTTCCTGCTGCTGAATTTTATGCTAACGATGAACGCCTTTCGCTGATTGGCAAGATTGATACGTTGGTCGAAGAGTATGACCGTGCTATCAGTCAGAAGGCTAACCAGGTTGCTTATTTCGATAACGCCTATCTTAAGATTCTTGGCATTCCGTTGCCGAAAGATGATGATGGCAATACGGTTCTGAACCTTGAACAAGACCACGTGCTTTACTCACCGAGTGCAGACGCTGCGCAAGGCGAAGTTGATTTCATCACCAAGCCTGATGGCGACAACATGCAAGAGAACATGCTTAGTCGCTTGAAAGATGATATTTTCCAAACGGCAATGGTTGCCAACCTTAACGATGAAGCATTTAGCGGTAACGCAAGTGGGGTTGCGATTCGCTACAAGCTGTTAAGCATGCAGAACCAGGCTGCGTTTGAAGACCGTAAGTTTGCCATTAGTCTGCGTCAACTGCTGGGCACTGCGTTAGGTCTGGGCAAAGCAATTGGCACGGTTAGTCGTGTTGATATTATGAAAGACTTGCAAATCGTGCCGGCCCGTAACATTCCACTTGATGTCGAGAACGAGGCACAAACTGCGTCTACGTTGTCAGGTATCGTATCGAAGGAAACTCAGTTAAGCACGTTGTCAATCGTTGACGACCCTAAGAAGGAAATCGAACGTATGCGAGAAGAACAAGCCGAAGACGTGCGAAATAACTTGCAGGCTATGCCTTCCATGACTGATCAGCAAAAGACTAACATCAAGGATAGCCAAAGCGAAGCCAATGATGATGAGGGCGATGATGTAAATGCCGAGTAGCTATTGGGAAGAGCGAGCCAAGCAAGAGAAGGCCTGGCAACTCAAACAGCTTGAAAACGATGCTGAGTTTGGCAAGTTGCTAGAAACCTACTACAACCAAGCGATTGAAGATATTAGCGATAGTATCGAGAAAGAGCTTAACCGAGTGGGCAAAGGCCAAGTAACGCAAATGGACGTCAAGGCGTATGAAACCAAAGCTAAGTCAATCGTGGCTGAGGCGGAGAAAATGCGGGCTAATGGTCAGAAAGTAACGTATGCTGATTTTAGCGACCAAGTGAACCAGCGCTTGAAAGTCTACAACGCTACAATGCGAATCAACCGGCTTGAACATCTTAAGTCTGAAGTTGGTCTTGATATGCTGCGAGCCGGCGTGAAAGTCGATTCCAGTCTGCGAGATAAGTTAAGCGGTGATTATCAAAAAGAGGTCATTAGGCAAGCCGGTATCATGATGGACAGCGCGCAACGTTCGCCTTGGACTGGCAAAGATGCCGCCAAAATCCTAATGGCACAGACCAACGGGGCAACGTTTAGCCAACGTTTGTGGGCTGACCAAGACGCCCTTAAGGCGAAACTAGACCAAGTTTTAAGCGTTGGTATGATACAGGGTCAAAACCCACGCAAAATGGCTACACGGCTACGTGAGCAGGTCAAAACAGCGGTTGGCAATCAGAGATATGTAACCGAACGATTAGCACGGACTGAGAGCGCAAGAATTCAAACGAACGTGCAGCTTGAATCGATTAAAAAGCACGGTTACAACTACGTCCAGTGGCTGGCCGAACCGAAAGCGTGCCCTGCTTGTCGAGCGATTGCAAGTCGTGATAGTGGATTCGGCGAAGGTGTCTATACGGTTGCTAAAGTGCCAGAGATTCCAGAGCACCCAAATTGTCGTTGCAGCATATCTGAAACGTGGGTTGATGGCAGAGATGATAATCTTGTCGGCGGTAAACGTTCAAAGACGCTTGAAAAAGCTATTGGTGCAAAGAAAGTTTAGCTGCGGCTAAGCCTTTTTATTTTCCGAATTAAAAACAAAATCGAGATAACTCAAGCATGGCTAGGGTTCTCTTTTTTCATACTTAAATTAGGGTTCTCTTTTTTCATACTTAAATTTCGGTCTTTTTGACTTACTTGCAGACATTAAAGAACAAGTTCGGACTATATAGCCGACCGGGCTTAAAACGAGGGTGTATCTATGTACAAAAAGTTAGTACAGAGCGGGCTTGTTAAAACTCATAGCTTGCCAATGATGTTGCAATTCTTTGCTGAACAAGGCGGTGAAGGTTCGGACGGTGCACCAAATACCGAATCAGAACAGCCAAGCGAGAGCGAAGAAAAGCAAGGCGAGCAACAAGCCAAGACTTTTACTCAAGACGAAGTTAACAAGATTGTTAGCCAACGTTTGGAGCGTCAAAAGGAACAACTTAAGGCCAAAGAAGACGAGGCCAAGAAGTTATCCCGCATGAACGCCGAACAAAAGGCTAACTACGAACTGGAGAAAGCGAACAAGCGGGCTAAAGAAGCTGCTGCAAAGCTGGCACGTTATGAAATGCGCGACAGTGCCAAGCAAATGTTGGCAGATGGCGGTTTTAACAACGCTGATAACGGTCTGCTTGATCTGGTTGTAACTGACACCGCCGAAAGCACTCAAGCAAACGTTAACGTGCTGCTGACTGCGATTGAGGCAATTCGAGAAGACGAACGAAACAAGCTATTAGCTGGGAAAACGCCACGAGTTAGCGGGAAGAAGGTTAAGCCATTGACGCCTAACGATCTTATCAAACTGAAACCCGCCGACCGAATTAAATTTCAGCGTGAGAATCCCGACGAATATGTGAAGATTCTAGGAGGTAAATAACTATGGCAGATAACATGACGATGATTGCGGACCTGGTAAATCCTGAGGTCAATGCGCCAATTGTTCAATACACGATGCAACACGCAATGCGGTTCACACCACTTGCACAAGTTGATAACACGCTTGTTGGCAACGCCGGTGATACTCTGCAATTCCCTAAATTCACCTACATTGGTGATGCAAAAAACATTGCCGAAGGCCAAGCGATCCCGTTCGACAAATTAGGCACTAAGATGACCAAGGTTAAGGTTCAAAAAGCAGCCAAGGGTACGATGATTACTGATGAAGCTGTGCTGTCTGGTTACGGTGATGCAATTGGTGAAAGCACTCGGCAACTGGGACTGAGCATTGCTGATTTTGTTGATACGGCCGTACTGACTGCTGCGAAGGGTGGCAGTCAAAAGGCAACGATCACGCCAACGGTTGAAGGCCTGCAAACGGCACTTGATGTTTTTAATGATGAAGATGATTCCACTGTCGTTGCTATCATGAGCCCTAAGACGGCATCTAAACTACGTATGGACGCAATTAACAAGAAGCTAGGTAGTGAAGCCGGAGCTAACCAAGTTATCAACGGCACGTACTACGATGTTTTGGGTGCTCAAATCGTACGAAGCAAAAAGCTGACTGATACCGAGATGATTTTGATCAAGGCTAACCAAAGCTCACCAGCACTGAAACTGGTCATGAAGCGTAACGTACTACTTAAGACACAACAAGATATTGATCATGATGCTACTAAGATGACGGCAACTGAACACTTTGCAGCGTTCCTGTATGACGATACGAAGGTGGTTGTTGCAACGGTTCAAGCAGCGGCTGAAGCTAGCGGTACGGGGCACTAGTAGATAAGGTGATTTATTATGGCAAGTCTTGACGATTTAAAAACAATGCTAGGGCTTGCGACTGATGACACAAGCCAAGATTCTGTTTTGGCGCTGATTATCAAAAACACTGACTTACAACTGCACTTTAAGTTGGCGTTAGGCACTGGCGAGCAAGTCCCTAGCGAATTAGCTTATATTCCGATTGAAGTTGCTGTACGGCGTTATAACCGCTTAAAAAACGAGGGTATGGCGTCATACACTCAGGAAGGCGAAAGCATTACGTTTAACAGCAATGATTTCGATGATTTTCAAGCTGATATTGACGACTGGCGTAAGCGACATAGCCAAGACGTACTGATCACGGTTGATCCGTACCGAAAGCGGGGCGATTAAATGCGGTTCGACCATGTTATCAAATTTTATGATAAGTCTGAACGGCACTACGACCCGAAAACACACGACTATGTAGGCGGTGAAAAGCTAGTTTCAACGTTGCATGGCAATGTAACTGATGTCGGCACGGTTAAGTCGGTGCAATTGTTCGGCGACTATAAACAGAACAGTCTAGTAATACGGCTTTATGCTGCACCGCCTAAGTGGTCATACCTGACCATTGACGATGGAAAGCAAAAGTATGTACTGCAGACAATGCGAAAACCGTTAAAACTGTTCACTTTGATTGTAGGTGAAAGCAATGGCTAAAGTAACGTTTCAAATTAAAGGCGCTAGGGAACTACAACGAGCAATCGCCAAGCGACCTATGATGATGGCGACGCAAACGAAAACGATTGTTGCTAAACATGGTGCGTTGCTTAAGACGAAAACGGCACAGAACATGGCTGCTGCGTATACAGCTGGTTATGCAACTGGTGCTACTAGACGTTCGCTGTCTACTACGTTCTCAAACGCTGGCATGACGGTAGCTGTTGCACCACACACTGAGTATTTCCCTTACTTGGAATTCGGTTCTCGATTCATGTCGGCACGGCCTACACTTAAACCGGCATTTGCGTACCAGAGTGTTCAGTTTGTTAACGATTTAAAGAAAATGATGAAGTAAGGAGGCGATGGCATGATACCTGAACAGGAGCTATTCGACGCGGTATTTGCCAAAGCACAGGAGCTAGGTTATACCGTGTATGATCATTTGCCGTTAGAGAGCGAGAATGCCCCATACCCGTTCGTTAACGTTGGTGATGTAAATTCCACCATTAGCCCGTACAAGGACGCCTATGGAGCTAGAATCGGCATCACGCTTAACGTGTGGGACACTGGAGAAAATCGCTACAACGTGGCAAAGATGATGAACGCCTTGTCTGCTATTGGACAGGGCGTTTTACTTTCCGAAAATTTCCGGTTCGTCGGTAGGCCGTCGCTTAACAGCAATCAAATTATCACTGATACAAGCGTTCAAGATACCGTGTTAATGCACGGCATCATTTCGCTTGTGTTTCAACTAAGTTAGGAGTGAGAGAATGGCAAACGATTTAGAGCAAATCCAGGGTGTTAATGTCGTTGTCTATGCCCGCAAGTTGGCGGAAGCTGCTAAAGTTGCCGGTCAGCTTATCCCGTATCAGACAAGTTTAAACATTGACCCGCAACGTGATTCTGATAAAAAGAAAACCAAATCTGGTACGGTAACTACGACGTCGAGCTTGGAAACTGATTTCAAGTTCGAATTCGTGAACAACTGGTCCAAAATTGCCGATCAACTGCTTGATTCTATTTTCGACAACGAAGAAATGGAGTTCTGGGCAGTTAACCGGCAACGTAAGAATTCGGAAGGCCAATACTATGCACTGTATCTGCGGGGCAAGGTTACCGAAGACAGCAACGACAACGATCCGGACGATGTTTCGAGCCGTGAAACGACTATCACGGTTGATTATGGTCCAGTTCGTGGTTGGGTAACGCTGAGCGAAGACCAAGAGGCAGAATTGGCTTACATTTTCCGCGGTGTTGGTGCAATTGAAGGCACGCCAAAGAATGATGGTACTGATGGCGCTGGTAAGGCTTGGAACAAAGAAACTGACGCCGGACAAGGCGTTGGCGACAACTAGGAGGGCTTTAAATGCAAATCAAAGTTAACAACAAAGATGTCAACCTTAATTTTGGCGTTCGCTTTATTCGTGAGCTTGATCGAAAAATCGGCATGACGCTTGATATTAAAGGCGTTGAACAAAATTTCGGTATGGCACTAACTAAAGCTGTTCCCGCACTACGAAGCTATGATGTTGCCGTACTGGCAGATCTGCTTTACTGTGCTGCGTGGGACAATAGGGAACGGCCATCGCAAAGCGATATTGACGCTTACCTTGATGATAAGAAAACGAACATTGATAAGTTGTTCGATGACGTCACTAAGGAGCTGAAATCAAGCAATGCTGCGCGGACCGCGACAAAAAATCTAAAAGCCTAGATAGTCAAGAGAACGACCAGACAAGTGAAGAAACATATCGCATGATCTTGGTCAACTGCCTGGCATATCTAGGCTTTAACGATGTAAAACAGGCAGAGCGTATCACGTTAGCTGAATATCAACTACGGCTAGAAGCATACGAACTGCGAGCGATTCGCAAACGTGAGGATCAGGCATATCAAGCGTGGTACAACTATGCTGTTCAGGCAACCACTGGTGGCAAAAATCCAAAGTGGAAGTACGCGTCTGTTCAAAAGTTCCTTAAAGATGTCGGTATAACCAAGTCATTATCGGCGATTAACGCCCAGTATGGACGTTCTAACGACAATGGCAAGGAAAACACCACGAAACTGTTCCAAAGGCGCTACAAGGAATTTCAAGAGCTTAAAAAGCGCGGTCTGATTGATATGCAAGCATGGAAAGGTGGCGGTTAGAATGGCACAAGAAATGAGTATCGAGGCGATTCTTTCCGCCGTCGATCAAAATTTCACCAAAACAATGGAACAGGCGGTTGATAGCCTTAGCAAAGTCGTTGGTCAAAGCAACAAAACGGCAAGCGCTACAACATCGGCAACCGGTTCTGTCAAGAATTTAGCAACGTCGTTGGGGCTTGTTGCGGTTGCGGGCAAAGCGTTTAGCGTTGTCAAAGATTCGATTGGCGGGGCTATTGATCGTTTCGACACGCTTAACAAATACCCAGTTGTCATGGACGCGTTGGGGTATTCGGCACGAGATGTTGCAAAATCTAGTAAGTTAATGCAAAAGGGCATTGATGGATTGCCAACGTCATTACAAGACATCACTTCCGTTGCACAGCAGTTAGCACCATTGACGGGTAGCGCGACAAAGGCTAGCAAGTCGGCGTTAGCCCTTAACAACGCCTTTTTGGCGAGTGGGGCAAGTGTTGCTGATACTAGTCGGGGTCTGCAACAGTACACGCAAATGCTGTCAACCGGTAAAGTCGATATGATGAGTTACCGGACGTTAATGGAAACTATGCCTATTGCATTGCGTAAGGTCGCAAACGCATTTGGTTTCACCGGAAAATCTGCTGAACAGGACCTGTATAACGCATTGCAAAGCGGGCAAATATCGGTAGACCAATTGAATGATAAATTCATCGAACTTAACAAGGGTCAGAATGGTTTTGCTCAACTTGCGAAGAAAAATAGTGCCGGGATTGCAACCAGTTTTGCGAACTTGAAAGCTAGTGTCGTAAAGAACCTTGGAAACATGCTAACTGCCATTAACAATGGTTTTAGCAAAGCCGGTTTCGGTTCTATCGCGCAAGTACTTGATAACATGAAAGTTGGCATTAACGGATTTTTTACCGCTATAACGCCAATTGTTACGCAAGGAACGACGGTTATTTTGAACTCGTTGAGGTCAATGTTTGATTTCGTTAACGCTAACAAGGATTGGCTTATACCATTAACTATCGGAATTGGTGCATTTGCTGGACAGATGGCTTTATTGAAGAAGGCTGTATCGTTTGTTGATAGTGCGAAAACTTCTATTTCAACATTCAAAGCGATTATGAAAACCATGACATTTGATGATGTTATGTTGGGAGTTGACCCAGTAACTAAATCAATTGAAAAACTCAATGCTGCCTTTAAAGTCTTTGGCGGGGTAAGAATGATTGTGATTGCGGCTATTATTGCAATTGTGGCTGCATTAGTCTATTTCTTCACTCAAACTGAAAAAGGGCGCCAAATGTGGCAATCTTTTGTTTCGTGGCTATCAAATGCATGGCAAACACTATCGACAATCGCTACATCTGTTTGGGGGAAAATTAGTGATGTTGTTAGCGTTGCTTGTAACACGGTAAAAAATGTATTGAGTGGTGTTAGCCAAACTATTCAAGGATTTATAACCAAAATGGGCGGCATTGGCAGTATTGCTTCCACGATTGTTAGCGTCTTAACCAAAATAGGATTAGCTGCATTAGGAATTTCTGGCCCTTGGGGACTTGCTGCGGGGGCTGTCATTAGTTTTGTAACAGCTTGGTTGCAAACCGGACAGCTAAACGCAGATGGCATTACTCAAGTTTTCGACCAGTTAAGCAATACTATCACGAACGTAACTAACGCTATTGTCGCAAACATTCCGCTGATTGTCGGAATGATAACTAATGTCATTGTAGGTATTGCTAACAGTATTTCTGAGAACCTTCCACAAATCATTGCGATTGGTACACAAATCATTACGTCGTTGACCACAGCGATTACAGCTGCGTTGCCACTACTGATAGTTGCGGGCGTACAGATTCTGATTGCGCTTATCAATACCATAGTTGCAAGTTTGCCAATGATCATTACGGCTGGTCTGCAAATTATCATGGCACTTGCTAACGCCATTGTTACCGTATTGCCAATGCTTATTACGGCCGGCGTGCAAATCATTATGGCACTTGCTAATGCTATTATTAGCAATTTGCCACAGATCATTGAAGCTGGGGTAGAGATTCTTACAGCGTTAATTAATGGTATTGCACAAGTGCTGCCATTGCTTGTGGTTAGTGCGTTACAAATCATTGTTGCATTAGCAGGGGCTATCATTAGCAACTTACCGCAGATTATAGCAGCAGGGGTACAAATTATAACTGCTTTGATAAAAGGTATTCTGCAAATGATGGGTAGCTTAGGCAGCGCAATGGCGCAGGTTGGACGCAAGATCATTAATGCGGTTGCTCATATTGATTTATCGGCTAACGGTAAGGCAATCATGAACAGTTTGCTTGGCGGTCTTAAATCGGCTTGGGAAAGTGTCAAGTCGTTTGTCGGTGGCATTGGCAAGTGGATTAAAGCCCACAAAGGGCCTATCAGCGTCGACAGGCGTTTGCTGATTCCCGCCGGTCATGCAATTATGAACGGTCTGGGCAACGGGTTAGTTGATGGTTTTAGCGATGTTCAAAAGTCTGTTTTGGCAATGAACAAGCAAATCACCGACGCAATGCAACCTGATGTATCTGGTTTCGCTAACCGCTTGAACGGCATGGCAAGCGATGTACAATCACGGTTCGCCGGTTCGTTGACCATGCAAGACAGCACTTTGCAAATGCAGAACAACGCTTTACTGCGTCAAATTGCAGGCAAAGATACAACGATGATTCTTGATTCTGGCGTGCTTGTTGGCGCAACGGCTGGCAGTTACGATCAACGATTAGGACAACGAACGGCATTAAAGGATAGGTGGAGTTAATGGAATTCATATTTAGGGATTTACCGCCAACCGAAGTTGACGTTGACACGTTGCCGAACGTTGAAGGTTTTGCTTTCGCTGATTTTGACAGCATTAAATCTGGTTGGTGGTTGACCGAACGAACGGCACCGACACCGGAAGAACAAGAAATCACCGAAAACGTGCCATATCGTCAAGGTAGCTACGATTTTTCGATGATTGATAACGAACGGTTTTTCAATAATCGAGAAATCACCTACAAGCTGTTATATGTAGGCGAAGAGTATCACAACCGCAAAGGCTTTGAACAAGAGCTGAAACGGCAACTAATGCCCCACAACTGGGGTAAGCTGATCGATACTCACGAACCTATTTACTATTGGTGGGCCAAGTGCAAAAGCGTTGAAGTTGATGATAGCAGCGACAACGAAACGCTTGAAGCGTCAATAGTGTTTACGGCTTATCCTTATGCTTACACTAACCACAATGAAGGTGCTGATTACTGGGACGATGTTTTCTTCCCGCACTGGCTATGGCAACAAGTCAAATTCAGCGTCAATGGTAGTCAAGACGTTAACGTTAAAAACATTGGCTCACGGCCGGTTTTATCGTCTTTCGTGGTAACTGGTAACGTCAAGGCGAAAGGGAGTTTCGGCGAAGTGTCGTTAAACGATGGCAACTACAAGCAAACGCAAGTAGTGCTTGATATAGGCGACAACAAAATTAATTTGTCTGGCAACGGCACAATAGAGTTCGTCTTTAAACGTGAGGAGATGGTTTAATGTATCGAATTATCGGGTATAACGAACCAACTGATAAGAACGGCTTTATCGTGCTTGATCAGCGAGTAAATCGAACGGTCAGCGAAGGCAAGTTAACGATCAAAGAAACTGATATTGATGATCTGGAGTTAACCGTAAACCGTGATAACTTGCTGTTTGACAACGTTAGGCCAATGCACACGCACGTTGAAGTTTATGATGATGATAAACTGCTGTTTCGTGGCCGAGCAATCAAACCGAAGAAGGAAATGCAATCAAGCGGGCGGTTCATTAGAACGTACACGTTCGAGGATATTGAAGCATATTTGCTAGATAGCATTCAGCGGTTTTATGAAGCGGTTGGGCTAACCCCGAAAGAGTTTCTGCAATCGCTGCTTGATGTTCATAACAGCCAAGTGCCACAGTACAAACAGTTCAAGTTGCGTAACTGTAACGTTACTAACAACAAAGATGATGCTTATCGGCAAATCGACTACCCGAAAACACGGGACGCAATCAAAGACAAGCTGATTAACGAGCTGGGCGGGTATCTGGTAACAGAATACAAGCAGGACGGCCCGAACATGCTTGACTATGTAACTGATATTGGCAACGATCACAAGAGCGATACGCCTATCCAGTTAGCAGTTAACATGAAATCGGCTAGCCTTACGATTGACCCTACAAAGGTCATAACTAGGCTCGTTCCGTTGGGCAAACAGTTAGAGCCCCAAAAAGTCGAGGTTGACGGCGAAAACTCAACAATAACGACTGGTGGTGGTGCAACAACCGCTATTAATGGCGATTGGACAGAAGCCATTAAGCATGCTGCGAAGATAATGAACGTTAACCTTGACCAGAACGGGTTGAACGCTATTTTAAGGCGTATCAACCAGGAATCCGGTGGTAGTGAAACGGTAACGAACAACTGGGACAGCAACGCACAGGCAGGGCACCCGTCAACAGGGCTGTTACAGTATATTCAGCCAACGTTCGATAAATGGAAGGTACAAGGCTATGAAGACATTCATAAAGGTTTTCATCAACTTTTAGCGATGTTCAACGATTCCAACTGGTTAGCCGATATTTCACATGCCGGCGGTTGGGGCCCAACTGGTACACGGCGGGTTAATGGTCCAGTTACTGATACCGCGACCGAAACACTCACAAACGGTTGGGGCTGGCCGTTTCCTAGTGTCGGCGAAGGCAGTTTTAGCCAAGCCCAAAAATTCGGTTACGATGGTGGCTTTAGACCCAATTCATTTCATGATGGATTAGATTTTGGTTCGGTTGATCACCCAGGAAGTGAAGTTCACGCAATCCATGGTGGCACGGTTGTTTTTAAGGGCTACATGGGCGGGCTTGGCAACTACGTTGTAACGCACAGCACGGACGGTTTTAATATTGTCTATCAAGAAGCGTTCAGCAGTGCTGGCCAAATCAGAGTCAACATTGGCGATAAGGTCAAAACCGGTGATGTTATCGGTTGGCGAAACACCGACCATTTGCACGTCGGGGTTACCAAAGCCGATTTTTATGAAGCGGTCAAGAAGTCGTTTACGAACGATGGCACGTGGTTAGATCCGCAAGCGTTGATCAAAAACGGCGGTGATGGTTCACAGTCTAAAGATGAAAGTAAGAAAGAAGAGGTCAGCAACTCAAACGCTGCTAGACCAAAACTAACGATTACTAGCGTCAATGAAGGGCGAGATTATATCGATATACCGGAGCTGCAAAAAGAGTTTGGCATTATCAACGGCACGATTGAGTTCAACGAAGTAACCGACGCTAACGACTTGATGAACCAAGCGAAAGCATGGATCAACGCACAGCGAGTGCCAGAAAGCTGGGAAGTCAGCGCGGTTGAACTGGACTTGCCTAACTTTGATCATTTCAAAGTTGCCGACCGGTATATGTTCATCAATCCTTATGTAGCGCAATCGCAATTGCTGCGAGTAGTGCAGAAAGAAATTGACCTACTACAACCGCACAAGTCAACGCTAACTATCGGCGATAAGTCGTTAGGGCTGACTGACTATCAGTTGGAAACAAGCCGTCAAGCGCAAGACTTGGAACGGGTTAAAGTTATCGTTAGCCGTGTAGCTGAGGTTCAGGCGAGCGGTCAATCTAACACGTCAAGCACAACTACGATTATTCAGAACGTGACAAGTAGTGAAGACGTAACGCAGCTTAAGTTTGACATGCGTCAATTGCAATCAATCATTAACGATAAGATACCGGCGGGCTATGTATCGCAAGCTGATTTTGATAAGTTAAAAGCCGAAGTTGATAAGCTGAAAGGGGCAAGCTAATGGCAACCACTGATGATATGAAAAGTATTGCTGAAACGATTCGTAAGGCTCAGTATGGCAAAGATGTTCGGGAAGCTATCGCAAAAGGCTTTGAACTGTTAGCTGCAAAGCAGGACAAAGTCGATGGCTTTTTGGATTCATATGGCCTTGATGAAGACACTTTGAACGAACGATGAAAGAAGGTGAATAAATAAATGGCATTACGAGAAAAGGCACGGCTAACGCTTGATCTAACCCGCTATCAAGACCAAATCTTGGATATTAGCGGTTATTTCAAAGGCCGTGTAGGCGACACGGACGACTATTTGCCGGTCTATATCACTAGCAATAGTCTGCCCGTTGATATGCGGGGGTGGCAGTACGAATACGGCGGTGTTGACAGTCAAGGGTACGTGCACAAGCATATTTATCCCGTAGAAGCTAATGATCGCAATGATCAAATTGCACTTGGACGGGTAACGCTGCACTTTGACGAGCGCACGTTCAACGTGCCTGGACACTGGCAACAGTTCTTTGTTCGTTTCATTGGCCGAGATGGTCAGACGGTATCAACCGTTGACATGGATTTTGATGTTATCGACGACCAGTTTTTCGCACACGTTGGCAACGCTGGCCGAGATTATATCGAAGAGTTCGAGCAAATCCTTAAGCAAGTAACCGATGAAGGGAACACGATTAAGGGCAAGCTTGATCAGGCCGGCGAAACGTACAGCAAAGAATTTAGCGATTGGCTGACCAAGTACAAGCAGTCATTAAGCGACGCAATGGCCGAAGTGAACGATCCTAAGGACGGTTTGTTCGCACGGTATAACTCACTGCTGCTCATGACGCAACAAATCCAAGAAACGCTGAAACAAGCCCAATTCCACGACCGAGCATGGCAGTTCAGCGATGTTCCGACCATGCAAAGCTATGCTGCGTTAGCTACGAACGACCTTGCAATCACGAAAGGTTGGGACAACTACGATGACGGGCATGGCGCTGTTTGGCAGATTCGCGTCAAGCACAAGGACGAAACCCCAGACGGTACTAACGTCATTGAGTTAGCTAACGGCATGGTTGCTGAGCGCAACGCAAGCATGGTTACGGCTGATAGTCTGGAAGACTTGCTGTACGGTTACGAAATCACAATCGTACACAATCAAGCTGACTATCCAGAGCCAAAAGTCATGTATTACGAATATGCGATTGGTACTGAACCTAACGGGCTAGGGAGTGGCCCAAGCGGTTTTGGTCAAACTAACACAAAGCTAGTCCCTTGCATGGCTACGTATCCAGACGCTAACACGATTAAGGTTCGGTTACCGCGTAATTTCTACCTAGATGACGCGCCGAACTTTGAATCAAGCGCTGGTGCATGGTATGTTCGCGATGGCTATAAGACAATCAAAGTCAGTCTGGGCAATGTTAACGCACAACTGGCATTGACCGGTGAAGGCAAAGGCAAGAGCGCCCTTGCAGGCGGTTCAGGCTATTTCAGCAAGCCGACAAGCCCAAGTGATCTGCGAGCTATCTATATTGATGAGCATACGCAACGGCTAGAATGGCGCAACTAAAAAAGGAGGAGAATTAATTTGAAGTATTATATCTATCAAGGCTTAGGCGCTAGCGGAGAGCTAACGAAGATTGCGGAAGTTACTGACAAGAAAACCTACACGGTTACGGGATTGAAAGCAAAAACGACCTATCGTTTTGCTGTAAGTAGCTACAACGGTCTGCGGGAAAGTGCCAAGTCGAACATCGTAACGGTAACGACTAGCGAAATCCCAGTACAACCTATTACGATTGCAATTGACAAGACTGCACTTGAAGTTGGCGGTACGGCTAAGGTCAGCGTAACGGTAACGCCAGCTAACGAAACGGACGGAAACTACACGTTGAGCAGTACAACGCCAACGGTTGCAACGGTTGATCAATCTGGAAATGTCAAGGCAATTGCGCCTGGTACTACCACGATCAAAGCAACTGTTGGCACTAAGACTTCAAACGTGGTAACAATCACGGTCTATGAAGCACTGGTCAACGTATCTAACCTTACGTCAAGCAACGTAACCACTAACAGCGTTGGTTTGAGTTGGACTTAAAAAGCAGGTGATGTCATGCAGTATCGAGTACGCAACGGAACTGCTTTAATCGCAACTACAAGCAGTAAGAGCTACACGGTAACGGGGTTATCGCCTAACACGGCATACACGTTAAGCGTAACAGCCTATAACGGCTTGCGAGAAAGCGAATCAAAAAGTATCAGCGTACTGACACGAGGCATTCGCATTCGTGTTCCTACGACATTAACAGTTGGTTCAACCGCCAATGTAACCTATCTGGAGTATCCACTTGGTATCGTACCAATTGGGACTGAGCCTAGCGGTTTCTTTGGCGGTGGCAATCGACAAACGTTGCCGGTTAAAGTTGTCAGCGTATCTAACGGCATTAGCACGTTAGAAATCACGAGTAAATTCAGCAACTTTTCAGACAATCAGTTAATGCAAAAATTAGATGATGGTAGCTTTGGCGTGTTTAACGGCGTCAAGGCTATTTATTTTAAGAACTAAGTAAGAGGTGAAAAAATGGACCTTACGAAAATTTTCTCTGGTATGGACAAAGGGCCTGAGGCGATCCAGGCCAATTTCGAAAAGTTAAACGCTGCAAGTGGTAGTGGCACTCAATGGAGCAAAGCAGGGCTAACTAGCATTAACGGTTTTGGCGGTGAAAACTTGTGCTGGCGCCAATATAAAGCGGGAGGGCTGACAATTCTCGAATTTTCCGGTTGGTGTACTACCCCAACCGTCAAGCAAAATCAAGCGGTCGATATTGTTAAGGTGTCAGACAATATCAAGAACTTATTCGGTCTATATTTTGCGCAAGCAGGGCATATCGATGCCAGCCCCGCTAGCGGTTTAAGCTTTGATCAAGTTAATGGGAAAATTTCGATGAGAAATGGTTATAACTTCGATCTAACGCCATTTGCAACTGGAATGTCATTACTTGTTGTTGGCTAGGAGGTATCTTGATGAGCAAAGTAGTTTATCTTTACAATCTAAAAAATCGCATGCACGAGTTTTTAGGAGCTGAAAACGTTGGTGATAATGCTGTGTTGACAGATGGTCAAACATTGGTAGCACCACAATCCGACAATTCTTATTGGGACGGCCAAAACTGGGTCAGCAATTCAGATTTGATTACCATCTATCATTATGATAGCAATGGTAATTTGGACAACTTGGAAATCGCTACAAAAAACGCAACTCTAAGTGCTAACGAAACCACAGTCAAGCCATCTGACGAAAACGGTCTTGGCATGTATCGCCCAAAGTTTGATGTCGCCAAAAACAAGTGGGTTGAAACGCTTAGCAAAGAAGAAATCGAAAAGCTGAATAAAACCACCAACAAAGAGCCGAACAACTCTGATCAAACAATCAGCGCACTTACTGCTCAGCTGTTGCAAACTCAAATGACGGTCAAGCAACAAGGCACGCAGATTGCTAGCCTAACCGGCGCACTTTTGGCAAACACAAAGAAAAATAACTAAAAGCGAGGTAAAAACTATGTATTCTATTTTTAAGATGTATTACCCAATGGGCTTGTTCACGGTACAACAATGCAAAGACGCGGTTTTTGTCGGTTGGCTGACCGCCGAACAATTTAAGGAAATCACCGGACAAGATTACGTGGCTGCGTAATCTTTTTATTTTTGTCGCCAAAGAAAGCTAACAGTACCTTATGGGGCGGCTTTGAAGGGGGATTAGAAATGTGTCATATCACATTTTAATGATGCAACAAGTCAAACATATGGTTGATGACCCGCTGATTGTTGCCTTTATTGGCTGCGTGATTGCAGATGTCATCACGGGCTATGTTCGTGCAGCGTTTGTCCGCAAGACCAACTCGACTAAAGGACTGTTTGGGTTGGTCAAGCACACAATCGTACTGGTGACGATCATCAGCATCTACCCGTATCTGAGCAGTCTGGGCTATGTCTGGCTGGCACGGACGATCGTATGGGGCTACATCATCAACTACTTAACATCAATCACCGAGAACTGGGGCGAGATGGGGCTGTGGTTGCCGCCACAGATCAAGGCAATCCTGGTCAAGCTCCAGTCAGACTATGACGCAACGGACTACAGCGCCATCACTGGCGCTAAGAACAAAGGAGACAAATAGCAATGAAGATAGTTAATAATATTGTTGAATGGCTGATTCAGTCTGGCGCACTGGCCGTACTGGTG